CTTGGTGACAACGATGTCACCAAACTTTCCGTAAGAGGTGTTAACATGTCACGCATCGACGAAGATCCGTACGCTAATAACGTAAAAGTTAGAAAGCGTACAATTCCAACTGGGTTTACACCCAAGTGGATCAGATCTTGGTACGAATGGGATGGAGACCGTGAACCAGAATATATCACGGAAACCGGCCATGAATTGTGTGACGCACAGATTACTGTGTCCGAAGGGCATCCGATCTTCGCAGTCAAAGAACTGAAAGGTCGGCCTAAGCCTGATATGGGTGGTCCATTTGTGACCACGCGGTGGTCTCCCATTGTGGATAAGACGAATTATACGTCTTCATATTCCGATTGGTACTCCAGAGTTTGGAGTGGCTACGGGAACATGATTCCATCCATGCACAGTTCCTATGGAACTGCGTTTGAAGGATGGGGTTATGTCACAAAGGATACCGATATCGACGCGCTTGCGCGCCGATTTCCCGCCTTGTCATCAACTGATGACGAGCTCATCGCAGCTGGCACTACTGCCATTGCGAAAACCAGGCCTGATATTAGCCCTGTAAATGTAGTGCAGTTTCTGGTCGAATTGCGCAGGGATGGAATCCCTTTCGCTCAGAAGCTTTCGAAAGTTCGTCTGGACGAGATCATAGATCTCTTCCATTCGAAAACGTCATCTGTTGCGCGCTCTTCTGCAAAGAAGGGTGCAGATACGTTTCTTGAGAACTCATTTGGGCTTCAGCCCTTTGTGAGTGATCTTAAGACTTTCGTCGCCATGCAGTCCAAAGGTATTTCTACTTTGGATAATCTGCTTGCCAACCATGGTAAGTTGATTAGGCGGCGCTACAAATTTCCGGATGTTAACTTTACCACGACTGATGGACATGCCGGGGCCAATCAATTTGGTTTTGATAGCCAATTCAATTGGTCCAATGAAGCATTCTTCGTAAACTACGGAGATTTCCGGCGTCCTAAGTACAACGCTCTCTTCGACATTCAAACGACGAGGAAAGCGTGGTTCTCAGGAGCATATTCAGTTTACATGCCTCCTGACATGGAGCCCGTGTCACGTCTTAAGGCCGCCGCAGATAAACTGCGGTGGGATTATGGCGTGGGGTTGGATATAGACACAGTCTATAATCTGACTCCGTGGTCCTGGCTCATCGACTGGCAGTTAAATCTTGGCGACTTAATCACTAATGTCGCTAAGTGGTCAGACGATGCAGTCGTGCTGCAATATGGCTACATGATGGAAGAAACTAAAACCCATTATGTAGTCTCGCCCGTCGAGGGTTCACAATTCACCCCCGGCACGGCGCCGCATACGCGTTGTCCTGATATGGGCATAAAAGTCCACAGGAAGAGGCGTATTCGGGCGACACCTTACGGTTTCGGGAAGACTTATGGTAATCTTTCAGATTACCAGAAAGCCATTCTCGCAGCGATTGGAATTACTCGATTCTAATCGGAAGTAAAAGCTTTGCACTAATGCAAAGGTCCTTCACCCCCGAGATAGACAATGGCGTACTATCTCATACACCATAGGAGCAATGCCAAATGGCACTCGCAGATCAGACAGTTACAATCAATTCCGTGGCCATCTCTTTGCCTCGGACCGGTTCGACGCTTACGTCGGGCCAGTTCGAGTCAAGTGATGGGCTTGTGTCCGAGGTGGTTTCCCACCAGCGCGGAAAGCGCAATCGGCACATGCTACGGATCAACCACAACAAGATTGCGGAAGACCCGTTCCAGTCGTCTGTCAACGCGAAGTACTCTATGAGTGCTTACGTGGTGTTCGACGTCCCACCGATTGGATACACGGTGGCGGAGCAGAAGCAGGTTATCGACGGGTTTCTTGCCCAGTTGAACGCCTCTTCTGGCGCTCTCATCACCAAGGTTCTCGGCAACGAGAGCTGAGAGAGCGGTTGGTTTCTGTGCCAACCTTGTAACTGTCCTATGAGCGCTGCTTGGCTATGGATTGCCTTACCATTTATGAAATGGGGACAATGAAAAGCCTTACGTTGCTCTGGAAAGTGATGCTCAGAGATCTGGGCATCAGGTGCTGCACTAGCACGGACCGCGATATAAAGACATTCGCGGATCGGTACGAACACGAGGGGTTGTCGTTTCTAACGATTACCCTACCTCGCTTTGGAAAGGACTTCCAAAAAAGTCTTGACCTAGGCAAGGTCGACTCCAGCCTGTTCGCCGGTTTCCGGCGGTCAGGAGGTCTCCCTGTATTTTTACAAGGTTTCCTTCGTCGTGTATTCGACCCTAGTGGTATGGTGCTGCCAGACCCGGACATCGACGCAATTTTCGCAGTGAGACAGCTTTGTTTTGTCTTTGAGAAAATTGCTCTCGATTGTTCGAAAGAACGATACGAGAAAGCGATGTCTGGGTATGTGCAGACTGAGAGAGATGTCAAAGCGGCCGATGGACGGGTTCCCGAGAGGGAGCTCGTTCATCTCCGCAGTTCTTTCGCCATGCTTTTTGGCGGATCGATCGACCGACTTAATCGCGATTTGCGAGATGGACGGTACGATCGTTTCGTGCCCAAGCATGGACCTGGAGCTACAGCAGACCGTCTGGTTGGTAACCAGAAGTTTTACCAGTCTAGCTGGAGTTCCAGGCTCGAGAGAATACTACCGGCTGGAGAGTTCCTTATCCCCAACTGGAAGTATTTCGCCCAGTTACAGGGCGTTGACATCCTTTCGCCTGGAGCAGAAGGACCCGTTCGGGTTATTTCTGTTCCTAAAACGCTCAAGACGCCGAGAATTATAGCAATTGAGCCAACTGCTATGCAGTATGCACAGCAGTCAGTTCTAGCTGCAATTCTCGATACTTGGAGGAATGATGAATTCTTATCCAAATATGTCACGCTTCAGGACCAAACGCCTAACCAGCGCTTGGCTCGTGAGGGATCGATCAATGGCAGGCTTGCCACGGTCGACCTCTCAGAAGCTAGTGATCGCGTCTCGAATCAGCTTGTGCGGTTTCTGCTTGCTCCTTGGCCTGATTTTCACGAGGCCGTGGATGCTTGCCGTAGTCGTTCAGCTGATGTGCCTGGTTTTGGCGTTATACGCCTGGCCAAGTACGCGTCGATGGGTTCGGCTCTTACGTTCCCTATTGAGACTATGGTTTTCATTTCTATAGTCTTTAACAGGTTACGTAAAGCCCATCCTACCGCTTCGATTCAAGATCTCAAAACAAGAGCGCTTGAATCAACGCGTGCCTACGGTGATGATTTAATTGTCCCCGTAGATATAGTGCGTGACGTGATCCTCGATCTTGAGTCTTTTGGATTCAAGGTCAATGAGGACAAGACTTTCTACAATGGTTCATTCAGAGAGTCTTGCGGTAAGGATTATTACGATGGAGTCGATGTTAGCGTTACTAGACTCCGTCGGGTCATCCCTACCTCTCGTCGC